CAGAAAGTTTATCCAGGATCTAGAGTTGTTTATCATTCAGTATCAGAACTAAGTCCAGGACAACCTCTTATTCAATCTTTTGGTCCTCAGGGAGGAAGTTCAGCAAAACCAGGACCAAGCAAAGCATATGTAAAACCAATGGGAGAAGAAGTTGAAATTGAAGAAGACTGGCAAAAGGTTAATCGTCAGGACAAAACTGCAGGATTAAGTCAAAAAGCAGTTGATGCATATCGCAGAGAAAATCCAGGTTCAAAACTTAAAACTGCAGTAACTGAAAAGAATCCAGAGGGAAAAAGAGCAAAGCGTCGTGCTTCATTTTGCCAGAGGATGAAAGGGATGAAGTCTAAACTTACTTCATCAGAAACTGCTAGAGATCCTGATAGCAACATTAACAAAGCACTTCGTCGTTGGAATTGTAACTAATAAGTAGGTTTTTATTATGCCAAATGATGTTTATCTTGGTAATCCGCTTTTAAAAAAAGCAAATACACCAATCGAATTTACGCAAGAACAAATTTTAGAATTTGTAAAGTGTAAAGAAGATCCTGTTTACTTTGCAAATAATTATGTAAAGATTGTAACGCTAGATCATGGTCTACAAACTTTTAAACCATATCATTTCCAAGAGAAGTTAATTAATAATTTCCATAGTCATAGATTTAATATTTGTAAGATGCCACGACAGACTGGTAAGTCTACTACTGTGGTATCTTTTTTGCTTCATTATGCGGTATTCAATGATAATGTAAATATAGGTATTCTCGCAAACAAGGCTGCTACTGCTAGAGAACTATTAGACCGTCTGCAAACTGCATATGAAAACTTACCAAAGTGGATGCAACAAGGAATTATTTCATGGAACAAAGGTTCCTTGGAATTGGAAAACGGAAGTAAAATCTTGGCTGCTTCTACTTCTGCTTCTGCAGTTCGTGGTATGTCATTCAATATCTTATTTTTGGACGAATTTGCTTTCGTTCCAAACCACATTGCAGATTCATTCTTTGCGTCAGTTTATCCTACAATTACTTCAGGTAAACAAACCAAGGTAATTATCGTATCTACACCACACGGTATGAATCACTTCTACCGAATGTGGCATGATGCAGAAAAAGGAAAAAATGAATATGTCTTTACTGACGTTCATTGGAGTGAAGTTCCTGGTAGGGATGAAGAGTGGAAAAAGCAAACTATCGCTAACACTTCAGAACAACAATTCAAGGTAGAATTTGAATGTGAATTTTTAGGTTCTGTAGATACACTGATTGCACCAAGTAAACTTAGAAACTTAGTTTATGATCATCCCAAAACTCGAAGTGCTGGATTAGATGTTTATGCAGATCCTGAAGAAAATCGCGATTATCTAATAACAGTGGATGTTGCTAGGGGCGTAGGAAACGACTATTCCGCATTTGCTGTCGTTGATATAACCGAATTTCCACATAAAGTTGTTGCAAAGTATAGGAACAATGAAATAAAACCGATGCTATTCCCAAGCATTATTCATGAAGCTGCTACTGCATATAATAACGCATATATCCTATGTGAAGTAAATGATGTTGGAGATCAAGTCGCTAGTATTCTTCAATATGACTTAGAATATAATAATTTATTGATGTGCTCAATGAGAGGTAGGGCAGGTCAAATAGTTGGACAAGGATTTTCAGGGAAGAAAACTCAACTTGGAGTTAAGATGTCCAAAACGGTAAAGAAAATTGGATGTCTTAATTTAAAGACAATGATTGAAGAGGATAAATTATACTTAAATGATTATGAAATAATTTCCGAGTTAACTACTTTTATCCAAAAGCACAACTCATTCGAAGCAGAAGAAGGTTGTAATGATGACTTGGCAATGTGCTTGGTCATTTATGCTTGGTTAGTCGCACAAGACTATTTTAAAGAACTTACTGATCAGGATGTTAGGAAAAGACTATATGAAGAACAAAAAAATCAAATTGAGCAAGATATGTCTCCATTTGGATTTATTTCAGATGGATTAGATGAGAGTAGTTTTGTTGATCCTGAAGGTGATAGATGGTATTTGGATGAATATGGCGATCGGGCATATATGTGGGAATACATGTAATTTAATAGATGGAACTAGATAAGCAAATAGGATTAAGTCATTTATTTCTTACAGACAGAAAATGTCGGGTATGTGGAAACGTTAAAAATTTAATGGGAGATTTTTACAGAACTCGTAAAGATAGAGGTGCAGTAGCATCTTCTTATTCTTATGAATGTAAGGAATGCACAGTAAAGAGAATTAAGAATTCTAAGAAAATGAACTTACCTCCCGTTATATGGGAATATCCTGACTGGTAATTCACGTCTTGTTTCCCCCACGTAAATATAGTTTTTAATAAATATTTTTTAGATAAACTGAGACTTTACGGAGAAAAACATGGCGACTCCTCAATTATCTCCTGGTGTACTAGTCAGAGAGGTTGATTTAACTGTAGGAAGAGCTGATAATGTATTAGACAATATTGGTGCAATTGCTGGACCCTTTGCAATTGGACCTGTAGATGATCCTATTGACATCACTACAGAAAACGAACTAATCGACGTATTTGGTAAGCCAATCTCAACCGATGCTCAGTATGAGTATTGGATGAGTGCGTCTTCATTCCTTTCATACGGCGGAGTTCTTAAAGTAGTAAGAACCGATGGAAGCAATCTATCAAACGCCAATGCAATCAGAAACTCTGCTGGAGTATCTACTGCAGGCGAACCATCACTCAAAATTAAAAATTTCGATGATTATGAGGCAAATTATGCCGATGACATTGCAAATTACATTTTCGCTGCCAAAACTCCAGGTTCCTGGGCAAATAATTTAAAAGTATGTGTAATTGATGATAAAGCGGATCAGACTCTTTATGTTGGATCTGCTGTTACTAGCATGTCTCAAGTTGGTTATGCGGTAACCACTACTCTTACTAATGTTCCTTCTGCAGGTGTAGGAACAACTTCATCATTCAGTGGATATCTAAAAGGTATTGTAACCGGAATCGGTGCAAGCACTCTAGATGTTAAAGTTACTTCTGTAGTAAGCACCACTGGAGTTGAAACTAGAATAGATTATGCCCAATTGTCACGGTTAAGATCATTTAAGGCAGCTACACCTGGTGGAAACTTGTCCGTCAGTTTGATAACTAATGCTGGTGTTGCCACTACTTCAGTAACCATTAACACTGGTACAAATCCAATTCTAGATTGGTACGATCAACAAACCTTAAATCTCACCAATACAAGTATTTTCTGGAGATCAATCGCACCAAAACCAGGAACTTCTCAGTATACTAATGAGAGAAATGGAAGAAGTGATGAAATTCACGTTGTAGTTGTAGATGATACTGGTTCCGTAACTGGAATTCAAGGAAATCTTCTAGAGAAGTGGATTGGTTTATCTAAAGCGACTGATGCAATTTCTGCAGTCAACGCACCACAAAAGATTTGGTGGAAAAATGCTGTTGCAATCTTCTCCAAGTATGTTTATGTTGGAGATAATCCATCAGACGATTTAAATGTAAATGAAGATGTGGTTCCAACAGGATTCAGTTCTGGATTTACTGTAAATACAACTGCACAGGGTCTATGGAACCTAGACGCACAAGATAGAACTTATAGTGCTTTAGGTAACGTAACTTATAATCTAAGTGGCGGTAAAGATTATTCTAATTCCGGTGGAATGACCGCAACTTTAGGAGATCTGTTTACTTCATACAATCTATTCTCAAATAAAGATGAAATTGCGGTAGATTATTTAATTATGGGTCCTGGATTACAAAATAAATTTGAATCTCAGGCAAAAGCAAACCAGTTAATCTCTATTGCAAATTCAAGAAAAGATTGTGTTGCTGTAATTTCACCTCATCGCGCAGATGTTGTTGATATCACTAACACAGATACTCAGACTGACAATATTCTTGAGTTCTTTGCCCCACTCTCCTCTTCATCATATGCAATTTTTGATTCTGGATACAAGTATACATTCGATCGCTTCAACAATAGATTCCGTTACATTCCATGTAATGGTGATGTTGCTGGTCTTTGTGTAAGAACTTCCATCTTTGCTTATCCTTGGTTCTCACCTGCAGGACAGCAAAGAGGTATCCTGAATAATGCTATTAAACTAGCATATAATCCAAACAAGGCACAAAGAGACCAACTCTATCCTCAGAGAATCAACGCAATCATTAATAAACCAGGTATTGGTATCCTTCTCTTTGGTGACAAGACTGCCCTTGGATTTGCCTCTGCATTCGACAGAATTAATGTTCGCAGATTGTTCTTAACTGTTGAGCAAGCACTTGAAAGAACTGCTCAGGCTCAACTCTTCGAACTCAATGATGAGATTACGAGAGCAAACTTCATTAATATCGTTGAACCATATTTACGTGATGTTCAAGCGAAGAGAGGTTTATATGGATTCTTCGTCAAGTGCGATGAAACAAATAACACCCCCGATGTTATTGACAACAATGAATTCAGAGCTGACATCTTCCTGAAACCAGCGAAGTCCATTAACTATGTAACTCTAACATTCGTCGCAACTAGAACTGGTGTTGCATTCGAAGAAGTTGCTGGAACTGTTTAATTCTTATAATAAATTAACTACAGAGGAGGATTAAAAAATGGCTACTATCAAAAGTCTCTCACAATTTAAAACAAAACTGGCGGGCGGTGGCGCTCGCCCCAATCTATTCGAAGTCACCCTACCAAGCCTTCCTCCAGGAGTAAATCTTGGTGTTCAAGGCGACGGTGGCGGACAATTTGATGCTGAAAAGTTTACATTTATGTGTAAGGCAGCTGCTTTACCTGCTTCAAATATTTCACCAATCGAAGTTCCTTTCCGTGGTAGAACCATGAAGGTTGCTGGTGATAGAACATTCGATACCTGGACAATCACCATTATTAATGATGAAGACTTCCAGTATAGAAGAGCTTTTGAAGCATGGATGCAAAACATAGGTCAGTATTCAGATCACAGTGGTCTCACCAACCCCAATGATTATATGACCGATGCTACTGTTGTTCAACTTGGAAGAGCAATTGTTGGAAGGGAAACTGGAACTGGTACTGGCGGAAATGCTAATGTTCTGGCACAGTATAAGTTTAAGGATATTTTCCCAACTAGCGTATCTGCTATTGACTTATCATACGATACCACAGATACCATTGAAGAATTCACCGTAGAATTCCAAATTAACTTCTGGTATCCCGAAGCTCCAGGTAGCAATACCGCACAAGGATAAATAATACAAGTATATACCTTTAAATTAAATTATGGCGAAGTTATTTGGTTTTTCTATTGAAGATTCTGAGCCATTATCACCTAGTGTTGTTTCCCCCGTTCCTCAAACAAATGAGGACGGGGTTGATCATTATTTAAGTAGTGGATTTTTTGGTTCTTATGTAGATATTGAAGGTGTTTATAGGACAGAATTTGATCTAATTAAAAGATATCGTGAAATGGCTCTACACCCAGAGTGTGATAGTGCCATTGAAGATATTGTAAACGAGGCAATTGTTAGCGATACTAATGATAGTCCCGTTCAAATTGATCTAGATAATCTAAATGCCAGTGATGGAATTAAGAAAAAAATAAGACAAGAATTTAAATATATTCTAGAACTTCTTGACTTTGATAAGAAGTCACATGAAATTTATAGAAATTGGTACGTTGACGGTAGACTTTATTACCACAAAGTAATTGATCTTAAAAATCCTGAGGCAGGTATACAGGAATTAAGATACATAGACGCAATGAAAATGCGTTATGTGCGTCAACAAAAGAAAGACGAAAAAGATAATAAAATGTATAGGTTGGCAAACGTCAATGTTGACGATCCTATGCAATATGAATTTCCTGGTATTGAAGAATATTTCATATATAATCCAAAAATGACTTATCCAACCACCAACCCCTCTTCCATGGGAGGAACCGGTGGAATTAAGTTTACTAAGGATTCTATTACATATTGTTCTTCGGGTCTTGTAGATAGAAATAAAGGATCAACTCTTTCTTACTTACATAAAGCAATTAAGTCACTCAATCAATTGCGAATGATTGAAGACTCTCTTGTTATTTACAGATTGTCTCGTGCTCCAGAAAGAAGAATCTTCTACATTGATGTAGGTAATCTACCTAAGGTTAAGGCAGAACAATATCTTCGTGATGTTATGATGCGTTATCGCAATAAACTAGTTTATGATGCATCAACCGGCGAAATTCGTGATGATAAAAAAATGATGGCGATGCTTGAAGATTTCTGGTTGCCTCGCCGTGAAGGTGGCAGAGGAACTGAAATTTCTACACTTCCCGGCGGACAAAACCTTGGAGAAATTACAGATATTGAATATTTCAAGAAGAAACTATATCGTTCTCTAAATGTTCCACCATCAAGAATGGATGGAGAAGGAGGATTTAACTTAGGACGTTCATCAGAAATTCTTCGCGATGAAGTTAAGTTCAGTAAGTTTGTTTCAAGACTGAGAAAGAGATTTTCTTATATGTTCAGTGATATGCTGAAGACTCAGTTAATTCTTAAGAACATTATTACCCCAGAAGACTGGGATATTATGTCTGAACATATTCAGTATGATTTCCTTTATGATAATCATTTTGCTGAACTTAAGGATGCTGAACTTCTAAACGAAAGATTGAATATGGTTCAAGTTGCAGAACCATATGTTGGAAA